CTGACCGAGCGCTGATCGAACCGGTCGACCAGCCGCGCGAAATCGAGCAGCGACCGTCAAGCGTTAAGCCGGTGCCTGCAAGGACCGACATTGGATCGAATCTCCGCGCTGGCGATTAGAAGAGGGCAGGCCCCGACCGTTCGCCCCTCTGCGCGCTCATCGGAAACACCTTCGCGACGAGGTAACCGAGCGCATCGCTGACGTGCGTGCGCATAGGGTCGGATTTATCGAGATCCACCAGGGCGTTTCCGTGCGGATCCGTTTTCCAGCTCACTTGTTCGAAGTCTTTGATCAGAGCCTTACAAGTGGGATTAACCAAAACGCGATATTGACCAACGTAATTTTTCAGCTTCGCGTTGACGCAGTTCACGCGATCCTTTACCGGAGGATTTGCGCTGGGAATGCGGAATGTGGCGTGAAAGCGCTCCGGATAGCGACCGAAGAAATCCTTCACAATCTGCCAGTCCGTGCGCGACGCCGAGGTTCGCCGCTGCTCACCCGTGGAGTCTCCATAGACACAGACGGCCAAAGGCGTTCCCGAAAACCATTTGGCAGTGCGGGCCAGGAATTCTTCGCAAGCGGCAGCCGTGTTTGAGTCGGGCAGGATCAGTTCCTCTAATACAGCGACGCCGCCATTCTCTTGCACTTGCGCCAGCACCGAACACAGCGGATTCATATTGAAGTCGAGCGACCAGCATAGTTGCAGGTGGGGATTGAATGGGAAGGTGTGTACGTGGTGCGCGCGATTGAATGCGTAATAGGCGTGACCTACCCCAAGAGTTTCAAACTTCGCCTCGAACTCCTGCAAATATGTGCGCTCATCAAGTTCCTGTGCTGCACTCTCCAGCTCTTTCGGTGATACGTTGCCGCCTTCGGCGGTGGTGTACTGGAAGGCTTCCTAATCCTGCTGGTCTTTGGCGTTTTCGAACAGCTCGTGAAAGTGATTGAAGCCTTGCGGGGTGCCGATGAATAGAGCCCCACCCTCCCGGTCTGCCAGCGCCGGCCGCAGAACTTCGGTCCACGCCGCGCGTGAGATCGACGCATATTCGTCCAAGACCACGAAATCGAGGCCATCGCCACGGAGCGAATCGTAGTTATCAGCGCCGCGCAGGCAGATCGTGCCGCCCGATACCAGCTCAATGCGCAGATCCGTTTCGTTCGGCGTGGATGCCCAGTGCTCCTTCGTCATCTTTTTGAGCGACTTCCAGATGATCCGCTTCGACTGTTTGTTGGTTGGACCGACGTACCAGACCAAGCGGCCGGGACCCCAGGCCGCACGAATCAATTCGACCATTGCCAGATATGTCTTGCCGAACCGGCGGCCAGCGACGAGCACGCGAAAGCGCTTGTGGCATTTAAAAACAGTCAACTGCGCTGCTTTGAGGATAATGTTCACCGAGCCTCCTTATGTTGTACGATCGACCAATCGGGAACCGGTGGTTGTGGGAGTGCCGAAAACGCGCCGCGCCCGGAAGGAAATGAAAAAAGTTGTTTGTCGCGTGCGACCACGAAAGCGGGAGCGGCCACCAGGCGGGTCACTGACATCAACCTCGCCTGCCTGGCCGCTTTGCGCTTCTCTTTGTACATCGTCGCGGCAGTGCGCTTACCACAGGACGCCAGTTGATGAAAGGTTTTGCCAACCTTGACATCGGCCTTAATCCTGCCGAGATCGAGTTCCTTGCGGAAGTGTTTCCGCAACGTCTTCAGCGGGCGGAGTCCCACTTTGGTGGCGATATCTTCTTGCCGGTTGCCATATAGACGCTTCAGCTCCGCGGTTGGCTTGAAAACTGTTCCTGCCATATTTCTTTACCTTTCTAGAATCAAAATTCAACGACTGCCGCCACGATCGCCTGAGGCCTTCGTGGCACTCCCGTTGGTCTGCTGACCACCAATCGATATGTCCGATCCCGCATACAAGGTGCATTGTGGGAGCGGCAAGCGCACCTCTCCCCGGAATCCCTTGGTAAAGCGCTTCCGTCGATTGATCCTGAAGCGCTTCGACCACTCATGATTGCCACCGGAACAGTTGACGTTCAGGCGGCCTTTTCTTCCCCGGACACCACAAAATCGGGGAGGGCCGACGGCGTTGCCGTGTTTTCGGACGTGCGCGCGTAAGTTTCCGCAAAAGCCGCGAGGTCTAACGCCTGCTGTGTGCTTAGGCGCCCGCTGGCGGTCTGTTTCAGGATGCTCTGCAGCGACTCCTTCATGTCCAACTCGCCCTTATTCTTGGGCAACCTGAAGCGCGTTGCGGGAGGTGGCGCCACTGGGACCAGCCGGTCCATGCACAACCGCAGAGCTGAGCGATCGCCGTTCAGAGCCATGAACATGGCCTTCGTAACAATCGCCTCGCCGCGACCTTCCAGCAACTGCAGTAGCTTGGTTTTCTTGTTGCGGCTTCCAGGTGGGCGCCCCTTCCCGGCCTTATTTCCACGCTCGAACGGCCTTCCGCTCATGCTGCCCTCAACGCGCGCCCGGTCGCGATCGCCGAAAAGGTGCGTCCATCGTCAAGCAGATGTGCTTCACGGTGCGTGTAAGCCTCCCAGCGGCGGACGATCACGTCCGCATACTTGGGATCCAGTTCCAGGACCGCGGCACGGCGCGACGCTTTTTCGCAGGCGATTAAAGTAGATCCCGCCCCGGCAAAGGTGTCCAGGATCAGGTCTCCGCGGCGGCTGCTGTTGCGTATCGCGCGCTCTGCCAGAGCTACCGGCTTCATGGTTGGGTGCAGGCGATTGCTTTTGGGCTTCGGCACGAACCAAACATCACCCTGGTTGCGGGCCCCGATCCAGTAGTGACTTTGGCCCTCCTTCCAGCCATACAGGATGGGCTCAAATTGGCGTTGATAATCGGAATGGCCGAGCGTGAAGTGGTCTTTCGCCCAGATCACAAATGTCGACCAGCGGCCGCCTGCTTCGGTGAACGCACGGTGCAGCGTGTGCAGCTCACACGAGGACATGCAGATATACACGGCGCCCTTGGTGACCGCCAGTATGTTTGTGCACGCCTTGAGCAGGAAGTCATAGAAGCCCGCGCCCAAGTCGTCGTTCACGATCGTGAGCTTGCGTGCAGTCTTGCCCGAATAAGCCACCGAGTAGGGAGGGTCGCAGAAGACCATATCTGCCAGGTCGCCGGCGAGAAGCTTTTCCACGGCCTCCATGCTGGTGGCGTCGCCGCACAGGAGCCGGTGCTTGTCGAGAAGCCAGAGGTCCCCTGGCCTGGTGACCACCGCCGGTGACGCACCCGGCATTTCATCTTCCTCGGTCCAGCCCTGCTCCGGCGCAAGGTCGGCTAAAGCACGGTCGATGTCCTGCGGACTGAGCCCGGTCAGATCGAGATCTGCCGCCTCGCGTTCCAACTCCTCGATCGCCTTATTCAACAAGTCCTGATCCCAGGTCGAGTTGAGGCCGAGCTGGTTATCGGCGATCAGGTAAAGGCGTTTTTGTGTTTCGGTCAAACCGCTAAGCACGCGTGTCGGCACCTCTGTCATGTTGCACTGCTTGGCCGCGCGCCATTTGCCCTCGCCAGCAAGGATCATCCAGGTCTCGTCGACCAGTATGGAGGTGGTGAAGCCGAATTCCTTGATGCTGCGCGCGATCTGCGTAATATGCTCTGGTGAGTGTTCGCGGGGATTACTGGGATTTGGTTTGATCTGATCAATCGGAGTGAGATTGACGTTATTTTCTGGTACTGACATCAAATTTTCCTTAGACTATTTAGGCTGGCGCCTCGGTCGAACCCTACAGCCAACTGCTTGGTCTGATCGGTACCGAGGTACGCGCTGATGTCCAGTCGAAAATCTAAAAAGGAATACAAGGTCCCAGTGGACGCATGGTCGTGCCCGACTGAATTTCGGGAACAACAGTGCCTCGCCCAGAGCGAACGAAATCACGCCCGACCTCAGGCGAGCAGAAGCAACGAATGAGCTGAGCAACGGGCGATTGCCGTGTTTTTTTTCACGCTCGAAGGAGCGACCGGAAATCTCTTCTGGTCGAACTAACATCTTTGTTTCAATCACTTAAGCGGGAGGACAGCGGTCTCGTTTAACGAACAAGAATATATGACTGGGAGGCCCGGTGCGGGTGGCGCTAAGCGCCGTTTCGGCAATCTGATCGGCTAGAAGACGGGATTGTGGCGACGCCAAGGTAAATAATTAAAATATATTAATTATCAAGAAGCCACTCGATCAAGCAGCGTAGGCGGGGCAAATGGACGCGACCGAACGCGAGATTTAACGCGAAAATGCCACAAAATAACGCGAGGGATTTCACGAGCGCCTGCG